TTGGTAGTTTTAATTGCGCTTAAGGCATTCATTAATGGGCCACGCCCATAAATTTCACCAGATACTTTAGACCATCGAAAACAAATAAAGGGATTTGATCCAATGCCAGTGTACTTTTCTTCTTTAATTATCTGCTTAGTGTTTGTTTCTATTGCATAAAAGAAGAATGCTTTTTGGTTTACCACTGAGTAATCACGACAAACAACTTCTAATATCTTAGTACGTTCATCTGGATTATTTTTAATTCTTTGTAATATTTTATCTGAAAGGCTTGCCTTTGGATACATTACAGGAATATCTGAATTACGCACAGAACGCTCACGATAGACATGATCTACCTGATCGTCAGGGCCAGTATCAAGAACTACATGTGGCAATGGTATTGCAGAAAACATTACAGGGTTAACCGCATCGCCTTCCATAGCACATAAAACGCCTGTGCCTACCGCCAAGTCCATAAACGATTCGTGAACTTCCTGACCAAAGTTTGAATTTTGTATAACCTCAAAGACATAATCTGTGACTTCATCAAGCTGATTATTGACTTCATCTTTTTCTTCAGCCGGAACTTCAGACCCCGCAGTAAAATCCGCCCATCTAGCAAAATTAGGAACCAAGCCTGACTGCAAGCGCGAAGCAAATTCTTGAACGCCAACAACTGCCGTTTCATCAAAGATTTTATCATCTCTTCTTTGCCCTACTGACTCTGCATAAAATGATTCGCGTTGAGGCAATGCATATTCATAGCATTCCTCAAACAATGGCAAAAAGTTTTCGCGTTGCGATTTAGCGTTTTCATATTTCTTTAAATATTTGAGGGCAGTTTTTTCGCCTTCATACACGCCATTTTGCAAATCATTGTTAACTATCATTATAGATACTCGTTATAAAAGCCCATGCCACCGCTGCCACTTTTAATTAGTGAACGCCGACCCCGACCACCACGCATTGTTGTTAAAGTATCAGATAAAGCTTCTTGCTTGCGAACTTTTTTCTGCTGAACTTCCTCTGCCTTTTGAGACTCCTGCTCTTGTTTTACAACAGGGTCTTCTTTTGGCTTGCTACCGCCACCACCTAAACACATATTAATCTCCTTGTATTAGATCATTTATGCATAAACACAATTAACCAATTAACGCAACGCACAATTTACATTCTTGCCCAAAGCCCTTGACGTTTTTGCTGTTTTGGTTTTCTTGCAAACACATCAAATTCAGACTTTGCATTGAAAGCTCTTAAAGGTTTTTGCCCAGATATTAAAGCTCTACCTTCACCAGCACCAAGCATTAGGTATTGAAGTGCGTCATGTATGTGTGAGTACATGTTTTTATCAGGCTTGTCATCGAATCGCTCACCAGAAACTTGCATACGCCGATAGCAATAACCGCCTTCAAAGCCCTTAATAAGGGTTGGGCAACGCCTATCAATTAGAAACGCTGGCTTGCCTTCAACCATTTTGTTTAATGAAGAAGCAACAGCTTCAAGACGCAGATCAACAGAGTTGCTTGGAGCAGGCGTTGCTCTTAGCCCAGCACCCCTAAGTATTTGAAAAGGTGTACTTTCATCGGTCTGTGCGCGAAAGTCGCCAGCCGGATCACCAAATATTTTTACATCCAAGTTAGAAAATCTAGTAGCAATCTCTTGGCGTAACACTTCTGCAAACCTTACAATGCCCATATCAATAGCTACAATCTCTGATTGGATTAGCCATCTGCCTCTAACTTTTTGCCCAAACACAGCGGCAGGCGTAAGGCCAAAGTCAATTCCAATATACAAAGGAACGCCATGAGCGATGGGTATTTCTTCTGTCGCTATGTGTGTTTCGCTTACAAAGCTTTGATACACTGGCTTGCCCTCTTGGATTGAGCCAAGTTTATTCATTACATATACATCAATCCAGCTTTTTGTCTTGCCTCTAATTAAATTAGGGTAATAAGTCTTCAGCATGTTCCTGCAATTTTCTGCTTTTTTATTTTCTTTATAATCAAGCACAGAGCCATTCTTGTCTGTTTCTTCTATCATGCCAGATGGTTGCACATAAAATGTCCAGTTGTCAGGCTTAACAAGCATACGCGCTTGCTCTATCGGAATATGATCCGGCACAGGCACTTCACCAGACATGATAGGCCACCAGTGGTCTTCTTCAGGAGCATTAGTATCAGCGATGACCCCAGACCAACTAGGCCCACCATCACGCATAGAAGGGAAACGACCAACACGCATAGTACATGCGTCAATAATTGATTTAGGTATCTCCCTAGCCTCATTAATCCAGATGCTAGTGAGTTCAAGGGAGAGTAACTTTTTGACATCTTCAGGCCTGTCGAGTGCTAGGAAGATTACTTCTAGTTCCAGATCACCTTGTTTAATCCAGTGAGTGTATGGAACCGACCACATAAACTTGCCCCACTCTTCTTCTGGGAACCAGTCAAGCCAAGTTTTTATAGTGGTTGTTCTCAGTTGTGGGTTAGTGTTTCTGATGATTGCCCATCGGCTGCGGCGTATACCAGCTTTGTTTTTTTCTTGCATCAAGGCTCTACGAAACACCTCGACACAACAACCGACAGATTTACCAGAACCCACTGGCCCACGAATACCGCGAAAGAAATTATCATCTTTCATAAATTGTTTTAATACATTGCCATCAGGCTTGTAATTAAAGTTGGTCAACCTTGTTGTCCTTACCGAACTTAATCATTCGTTCAACAACCTCTGGGCCAATTGTGGTTATAACCTTGTCAGCCTCGCGGTCATTACAAAATTCTTCTGGGTGGTGAACAAGGTGTACTTTCTTCACTATCTTGCGAAGCAAGTCACGTTCTTCTACTTTGAGTGTGTGTAGAAAACTCATCTGTATTTCTTTGCTATTGCAGCAGCGGCTTTAGGCTGCTTAGAAAACTGTTTGCCCTTTGACTTGTCTTCACGTTTCTTTTTAGAAGACGCTGCATACTGAGAGCTAGACATAGCTTTTATAGCAGCAGCAGGCAAGTAACGTTCACCAGTAGCCTTTGAGCCTTGAGTAGATGGCTTACCTGACTTGGTGCGCCACTTCTGCTTTGTCCAATTCATCAAAGATTTTTGTGGCTTCTTCACGAAGTGTAACCCCCGCCTTTGGCTTTGTAAGCTTTGGCAAGCATTTGAGCCTTACGCGCAGACCATTGACCGCTTGAGCCGCCCTTGCTCCCAGCCTTGATGCGATTGAATAAAGACTTACGCATAGTTGGCTTGGTATAATTACCCGCTGCATTAACTGCCATTACTTTTTCTTTCTGCTTTTCTTTTTGATTGGAGCCTTGCCGCCTTCCCAAGCCTCATTGACTTCTGGCGTAGAAGGGTCATCAGATTGAAAGCCACCATCTGCATCTCGTGAACGCTCTGGCATTGGAAACAAACGAACAGAGTCAGCAGTTAGTGTAGACCCAGACTTAATGCGTCCATCAGGCATAACAAGAACTGGGCCTTCATAGACTGAGCCATCATGTTTTTGATACTTATTCATCTATGCCTTCCCCATTTTCTTCTTAACGATGCTGGCTTGGATAGCTTTCGGAAGCGTTCTCTGTTGCTTAGTGAGTAAACTCTGCGCGGCTTTCTTTGCTTTCTTCTTACCAGCAGTATTGTAGGCGTAACTTTTTCCAGCGACATTAGGCATTGGCTTTCCTTTTCTTTGTGTTCTGGTAACGCTTTAGAAGTGAGCGACCCTTTGATACAGCACTAGCCTTGTCACCACTGTGACCCCACGCAACTAATGCCTTCTTTAAACGAGTAGGTCTGCCCTTCTCATCCTTTAGTGGCCCCTTCGCGGAACCCATGCGTGTTAAGAAACTTCCTTTGCGCTTCAGTTTCTGCGGCGTATCTGCGCCGCCCTTCACTGGGGCTTTGAGTGTGCCGCCTGTTTGTGCTTTGTAAGATGCGCGTCCGGCAGCGTTGAGGCCACCGGCTGGGTTCTGACCTTCTTTTCTCTGCCATGCTGCTGTCTTGCTCATGCGATTTCATTTCCACTACTTGGAGTAGGCGTTGAAAGACCGCCATTCCAATTGCCACTACTGCCAGCACCAAGGTCTGTGTTGTCACCACCATCGCTGCTAGATTTCTTTTTCTTGGAAGCAAGCAAGCTCTTGCGCCGCTTGTTCTCTTTCTTCTGCTCAACAGTGAGTTCGTACTTGCTAACGATAGGCTCTTCACTGGTGTCCTTGTAATCTGTACTAGCCCCGCTACCACCACTGCTTACACACATAAGACGAACCTCTGACTAAAAAAAATAATCTAAACCTTGCGAGCTTTTTTTAACTATCATGTGAGTGGGGGACACCTTGCCATTCACGTGCCTTCTTTTTTTAACCCCGCCCACGCAGAGCAACGATTCGCATTGCGAATCTAGCTCAAGTCTATACTGACACTAATATCACCCTTATGCAAATGCATGTGCTTGTCCGGAGCCTTGAAGCCAGCCCTGTCCAAGATATCTTTACTAGCTTCTAACTGAACGTACTCACTCTTGGCTCCTCTTGCTAAGTTCAGCATCTTAGCCGCAGCTACCGTAGCGTTGAGACCCAAGCTCTCACCTATCCGTTGCATCATGTACTGCTGGACATGTCCTGTCCGCAAAGCCTTGCTAGCACTTACTCTACCGGACTCGCCATCAGCATACCCAGCAAGCTTTGCTGCTTCTGTAATGCTACAGCCTGTTGCTACAAGTGTATCCACCAATGCAGTCTGTTTATCGGTAAGCTTCACAATCTCGGTCATCTGCCCCCCCTTGTGTTCCCCCCCACTATCAGTCAATTATTCTCGGCTTGTCAACCGCACAATTGATGCACCTTGTCATTAACCACCAGCTTGTCGATTGCTAAGGGTAGCATCGACTGTCTCGTTGCAACACATCGCAGCAACAAGGCAATGAGCGTGGCATACTCATGCGCCAGATGGCCGTTGCGACAGCACAATGCGATCTGCTGATCGCACCATGCTGACGGACGTTACATCGCGCATGAAACACGCTCAAGACACGGGGGTATTTTCACCAATACACAGCACCAATGAAAGGATCAGCTATTGTGAAGCCACGCTTGATGCCTCGCGCTACACTCGTTTTTGTAAATTGATTGCAAGTCATCTACGCGTTCTCCTTTGTTTGCTAGATACCGATCCCCTCTCGGCAAGCCCCATTATCCACATCATAACTGCCATCCAAAGGCAAGTCTCGCCCATTGGTGGTCGCCACGCCAGCTTATGCTCATATCGCATAGAGGCGATCTGTTCATAAGCTGACTAACAGCCCGCGCTTATCATGCGCTGTCGCGCAAGCGGGCTGTAGGCGATCATCCAATGCCGGCCGAGCCTGACTTGCCTTTTGATAACAGCCATGATCTGGATGGGGCATAAGCCGAGAAGGGTCTCGGTATCACAAAGGAGAACTAAGATGACTAAGCAATCAAACAAAAACGGTTTCGCACAAGACCTCAATCGTGTCTTCACACTTTCTGATCGTACACACCAATCAACACTTCAGTATTTTGTGACCAAGTTCATCAATGATGTTGACTGGAACACGAACTCAAAGAACAAGAAGATCGAGCAGTTGCAAGATGAGAATCTTAACGACTACATCGAACACAAAGAACACGGTGTTGTCCTTGATAACGACAAGATTCTACAGCGTAACCGCGACATCGAATGGCAGCAGACACAGTTGGAATGCAACGAGCTGCTAAAGCAACTACTAACCGAGTGTTCGCAGCAGTTATTTCCTGACGAGCATCAGAAGTCAGCCGCTGCAGCGAATGCAATGGATGCACTGGACGCTCGGTACAACGAACTCAAGAAGAAGTCAGCATAGGTAACTGACACATCAGCTTCGCAGCTTCGGCTGCGGAGCTTTTTTTATGTTCCATCCAGCGGGTGTCGCTAGTCGCTCCCCCCGCACCCCGCAGGGGGAACACGCCACGGCTGAGTACTTTCGCGGTGGACTTTGAACAATTCCTGTTTGAAAATTCAATTCCAAATTTACGGAGATACAAATGCTTTATACTAGACGGAGTAAATGCGCAACTTGCGATCAACGCAACGCATCAGTGTATTGCCCAGAAGCAGACGACATGTATTGCTATAGCTGCTATGAGCAAAAGCAAATTGATAATGAATGCAATGATGATTGCAGCATCACACGCCACGGCATACATATTGAATATTAGGTATTGCACTCTGCAATACATAGTTTATACTGCAAGTATGCAACAAGGAGAACTAACATGATCGCAAATAGTTTAATCGGAATTGGATTTATGATGACAATCATATGTTCAGCATTGAATCCTGTCACTGATGCAGGGTTCTACATTCATATCACATTACTAATGTTCTCATTAGTTGTGATAATCAGCGGCGTAATATTGCGCCATCATTCATAAGGAGAACTAACAATGGATGGAGTAACAGTTATAGGCAAAAGCCTAGTAGAAGATTGCTGGTCGTTTCCAGTAGAGACACGCAACTTACTTGTAAAAAACGGTACGTTTATATCTGAATCAATACCAGTACCAGAATCAATGGCTCGTTGCATTGTACGCACTGATACCAGTGAAGTGCTTGGTGTTCACGGCTCTAAGTACAAAGCAATCAAGCATGATGATGTAGTCAACTCAGTTATGGATGCTGTCAGTCAATCAAATGTATCTAAAGATTACGATACAAAAATTGAAGTGTTTGACAATGGCGCAAAGCTACGCGGTACTATTGATTTCAGTGACTTGGTAATGGAGCCAGCAGTAGGTGACTATGTAAGGTTTCGTGTTCAGTTCTTTAACTCATACGACAGTAGCTGGGCATTCCAACAATCAGCATTTGGCTTACGTCTTTGGTGTCTCAATGGCATGACACACGCTGACACTGTAGCTAATACATGGGCAAAACATACAACCAATGTCAATGTAGAAGGCAGCGCAGCTAAGATACAAGCAGGGCTTGAGGCATTTCTAAATACAAAAGATGTATACAAATCTTGGATGTCAACTAACGTAGATAATGATATGGCTGAACGATTCTTCAAGCATGCCATTTGCCGCACACCCAACAAGACAAGCACATTCAAATGGAATGAGCGTCAGCTTGAACGACTGATGGG